GACTACAGTTTATAATACGTCTACTTTAACTACGTACAGCACGACTACAACTTTTAATACGAGTAGATCCACAACAACTACGTTTAATACTAGCACTAACACGGTGTTTACTACGTCTGAACAAACGATGAGGATAACTAATACTCTAGCCGCTACGTATAGAAATACAACTAGATCAACTAGTACTATAACAATAACTCATTATAATACTAGTACAACAACGGTTGTATCTACAAGTAAAGCAACTAGCACTGTGTTTAACACTAGTACATCAACTGTATTTAGTACAAACACTACTTATACAACAACTTATAATACTAGTACTACCACATCTAGAAACACAACCGTTAGTACATCTAGAAGTACAGTTCTAAAAAGTACAGCAAAAGATACGACTACTGTTTATACAACTGTTTACAATACATCTACAACAACGCAAACAATAACTATAACAGCTTTTAACACATCTACAAACACAGCAACAACTAGAGCGACAACAACAGTTTATAACACTAGTACAAATACAGCAACAACTAGAGCAACAAGTACTGTTTACAATACTAGTACAAATACAGCAACAACTAAAGCGACAAGTACTGTTTACAACACTACTACAGCTACTGTAACCACGTTTAACACAACTACTACTTTTAACACAAGTACTACAACTAATACAAATCACGTTACTGTTTATAACACATCAACGTCAACAGTTTTTAATACGTCTACAGCTACAAGCACCGCTTTTAACACAACAACTGCGTATACGACTACGTTTACAACCAACACTGGTTGGTATGAAAGTTTTAATCAGTTTGGTCAATTAGGTACTAATCACTTTCCAGATAACAATGAGGGGTAGAAAAGTACAAAAATGTGTGACTATAGTATTATAACAAATTAAATTTAATTATATGGAAATGTTTAATAAGCAGGAGCTTAAGAAAAGAATAGGCCCTCTTAAAAAAGCTGACAGTCTTTATGACTTAGAACAAGTTGAAGGATATGTCATTAGAAAGTGCCAAGAAAATGGCTTAGAGCACAGTTATGATGTAATGGCAGAAGAAATGCCTTACTTTAAAACAATGGCTTACACAGAGTATGCAGGTAGTTTTTATCTACAACCTTTAAACTTTAAAATGCGTAACGAGCAAATGATTGACGCTTGGAACGATAAAGAAAGTGAAATAGTAGATTACTCTTCTTGGTTAGTAAAAAAAGTTGTTGATAGCAACGCTAATAAATATAAGCATAGACAAGAAGATTTAGATAGATTTCCTGCTAAAGACTATTTAATAGTTTTACCAGGATCTAATAAACTTAGGGAAAATGTATGTTTAAATAAGTTAAAACATATCGTAAATAAACACGGTAATAATGTTTTATTTAAACCACATCCTATAACAACACACCAGATAATTGGTGAATTAAAAGACTTTTTTGGTGAAGAGAATATTCTTCCTAAAAATGTAGATATGTATTACTATATGCAAAAAGCTAAAGGTGTTTATTCAACTCACATAAGTGAAAGCCCTTTATTTGCTGGTGTATTAGGTAAGTTTATAGAACCTGTAGACGTATGGAACGATATACAAAGAGGTTCTTTTTATTGCGTAAATAGTTATTTATATCATAATCAAGATAACATAGTTAAATACGTAAATAAAACTTTCTCTAGTTACAAGTCTGGTATAATAAACCCGGAAATAGATAAAGACTGGAAAAAGAAAGTTGACAAATATATAGAGTACATATGTGAAAAAAGAGATAAGTATAAAGATTGGTACATAGCTGATGTTAAAGCAAAGAAGTAAAAAGTGTGACAATTGAGTAATAATAAAGAAGTGAATTAAAATTAAATAAAATAAAATGGCAAACAAGAAAAAAAACTTAGTTGATTTAAAACCTAAAAATGATAAATTAACTGAAAAAGAATTAAAATCTATACAAGATATAGTTAGACTTATTAATAACTGTCAAATGCAAATAGGTGGTTTAGAGACACAGAAGTTCGATGCAATATCTAAATTAAAACGTTTTCAAAGTGAACTTAATAAAGTTCAATTAGAGCTTGAAGATAAATATGGTAAAGTATCTGTCAATGTACAAGACGGATCTATTAAACCTGAGCAAGATGAAATTGATAAGAAAAATTAGTATAGGTAAAGATTATAAAAATGAAGCCATGCATTATTCTGTGGGTCAGGATGTGTATGGCGGTCATACTATAGACTGCATAGTTGAAGATGATGATAAGTATACTATATTTATTAAAAAAGTAAACGAAATTTTACCTTGGAAAGAATTTAATAAAAATATGGCTATAGCTGTAGAATTTAATTTAGAGTATTGATGAGAGGTTTGTACTATTTTATAGTAAAACCAGTAGAATCAAGATATAACAATATAAAGAAAATAGGCGACAAAGAGCTTATAACTAATACTGAGAATTTTACACATCAAAACGTAAACAGAAACGCTATAGTTTTATCTGTGCCAAAAGGTATAGATACAGATATAAAACCTGGAGATGAGGTTATAGTTCATCACAATGTTTTTAGAAGGTGGAAAGACGTAAGAGGAGTTGAGAAAGACAGTAAAGGTTATTTTAAAGAAAACCAATATTTCGTACAACAAGATCAATTATATTTATATAAAAGTAACAATCATTGGAAGTCAATAGATGATTATTGTTTTATAAAACCTATAAAGTCATTAGATGATTATAGTTTAGACAAAGAACAACCTCTTATTGGTATATTAAAATATACTAATAAACATGACTACCTTAGCAGTTTAAAAGAAGGTGATTTGGTTGGTTTCGTACCTCGTAGTGAATATGAGTTTATAATAAACGGAGAGCGTCTATATAGAGTTTTAACTAAAGCAATTACAATTAAATATGAATATCAAGGAAAAGAAACAGAGTATAATCCAAGCTGGGTATAAAGCTGTTGATGAGCTAGTTCAAGTTGCTAAAGAAGCTATAGTCGATTCAGATGATGATATATCTGCTGATAGATTAAAAAACGCTGCAGCTACTAAAAAACTAGCTATATTCGATGCTTTTGAAATATTAAATAGAATACAGCAAGAACAAGATATGTTAGATGGAAAACCTAGTGAAGACGTTAAAGTAGATACTTTTAGTGGCTTTGCTGAAAGAAGATCTAAGTAATGTATAATCAAACTTTATATAAAGTTATTGAGCCTATTAAGCATAACACTATTAAAAGGTTAAATAAATTAAAAAAGTGGGAATATGGCTATAACAAAGAACATGATGTAGTTGTTATAAGTAAGACTGGTCAGATTGGTGATGTGTATAGCATACAAAATTTAAACATAGCTTTACCAAAAACACCTAAAACAATAAAAAAGTTTGATAGTAATTCTTGGGAAGTAACTGAGTATTCAAAAGAACTAAAAAGAATAAAAACTATTTTTGATTGGCGTGAGTATCCTCATGAGTTTAAAAATAAATACATAGATTACATAGAAGGTGAGTTTAAAAAAAGAGAACAAGGTTTTTGGTTCTATAACAAAGATGTTCCTACTTACATTACTGGCACTCATTACATGTACTTACAGTGGAGTAAAATTGATGTTGGGAACCCAGACTTTAGAGAAGCAAATAGATTATTCTACATTTTCTGGGAAGCTTGCAAAGCAGATACCAGATGTTATGGCATGTGCTACCTCAAAAACAGACGGTCTGGTTTTTCATTCATGGCATCAGGCGAAACTGTTAACCTTGCCACAATTAGTTCAGATGCAAGACTAGGTATATTGTCTAAGTCAGGACCTGACGCTAAAAAAATGTTTACTGACAAAGTCGTTCCAATATCAGTTAACTATCCGTTCTTTTTTAAACCAATACAAGACGGTATGGACAGGCCAAAAACAGAACTGGCTTACAGAGTTCCAGCAAGTAAATTAACCAGACGTAATATTACAATAACAGAAGGTAAAGCTGAAGAGTTAGCTGGATTAGATACTACTATTGATTGGAAAAACACAGGAGACAATAGTTATGATGGTGAAAAATTAAAACTACTAGTGCATGATGAAAGTGGTAAATGGGAAAGGCCAAATAATATATTAAACAATTGGCGTGTAACAAAAACTACACTAAGACTAGGTAGTAGAATTATTGGTAAGTGCATGATGGGATCAACATCAAACGCTTTAGACAAAGGAGGAGATAACTTTAAGAAACTTTATAATGATTCAGACGTTACAAAAAGAAACCGCAATGGACAGACAAGCTCAGGCCTCTATAGTTTGTTCATACCTATGGAATGGAACTACGAAGGATTCATTGATTCTTATGGAATACCTGTATTCGAGACACCGCAAGAAGAAGTTAAAGGCCCGTTTGGCGACTATATTGACGTAGGTGTAATAGATCATTGGCAAAACGAAGCAGATGGATTAAGAAATGACCAAGATGCTTTAAATGAATTTTACAGACAGTTTCCACGTACTGAAGAACACGCTTTCAGAGATGAAACTAAAAATAGTATATTTAATTTAGTTAAAATATACGAACAAATAGATATTAATGAAGGTATATCTAATACAAGAGGCAACTTTCAGTGGGTTGGAGGAATAAAAGATACAACAGTAATGTTTTATCCAAGCCAACAAGGTAGATTTAATATATCTTGGGTTCCACCAGCACATTTACAAAACAAACAAAGAATTAAAAACGGTTATAAAACACCTGGAAATGAACATATTGGAGCATTTGGATGTGACTCTTATGATATATCTGGTACAGTTGATGGTAAAGGATCTAAAGGTGCTTTGCACGGTTTAACTAAGTTTAGCATGGAGGATGCACCTCCTAATCAATTTTTCTTAGAATACGTTGCAAGGCCACAAACTGCAGAAATGTTTTTTGAAGATGTATTAATGTCATTAGTATTCTATGGTATGCCACTTCTTGCTGAAAACAACAAACCTAGGTTATTGTATTATTTAAAAAGAAGAGGTTACAGAGGTTATTCAATGAATAGACCTGATAGAGTTTGGAACAAGTTATCTATAGCTGAAAAAGAAGTAGGTGGTATACCAAACTCAAGTGAAGATATTAAACAAGCGCATGCTGCAGCAATTGAAATGTATATACAAGATCATGTTGGAGCTAAAGATGATGGTACTAACGGTCATATGCCTTTTAATGAAACTTTAAATGATTGGGCTGGGTTTGATATAAACAGAAGAACAAAGTTTGATGCCGCTATAAGTAGTGGCCTAGCTGTTATGGCTTGTAATAGACATT